GCTCCGTTCGGGTGCGTGTTACCAGTATTGATCTGGAACTGCTTATTGCGCAACGACTTCGCGGTTTCGCTCAGAGTGATTCCTGAACCGCCTCGTCGCCCGCCAATATTCAGGCTCACCTGCGGGTCGCCGCCAAGGTCGAGCCACGGGACGCCCCAGAACTTGCAGATTTTAATGAGCGCGTTCGCGTAGTTTTCGGTCATCCAAGCGTCGGTGATGATGACACCAACCTTGGCGTTCGGTCGATTCGTGAGAATCCACTCAAACACGGTGTTGTATGCACCCCACATGGTCGTGTTGTCGGAGTCCGTGCTGGTGCCAAGCGTTGACTGTTCATTGGCGATATCAGCCTCGTTCAGTCCGAACTGTAGGGTCAGATAGTCGGTATCCTCGGGAATGTTGAGGTAGCGGTCTACGCTGAACGGTTTTGATGCGTCGGCCACGTTTACCATGTCGCTACCGCCGATGGCGTCCTTGGTGAACTTCATGTTGTTGTACTTGGCAACAAGAAAATTGGCCGTCAATGGTTCGCCTGTGGCCTTGTCGATGTCGGTTACATAGGAACCGGCGGTGAAACTGTCACCACAAGCATGGTAATGCTTGCCCCAGAGGGGGTTGCTGGCTTCAATCATCTCGATGACCGAAGAGAATCCGCCGATAATTTCAGTGGAGAACGTAGGCTGCGTCTCGCTGTCGGTGAGGAGGATGATGGTGTCTCCATCGTTCTCGAACGCCGGAACGGTCACGGTAGCAGAGTCGAGAACAGAAAATGCTTCCGCAACGCCCGTATCGTAAACGTTTCCGGCGCCGTTAGTCCACTCATACGAATCGTTCTTGCCATAAAAGATGGCAATCTGAAGATCTTCAATATCCACGGTACCGGCGGCACTGACCCAGAATGCGACGTGCGTCAAACCGCCCGTAGCGCCAATATTGGTTCCCATAGTCGGGCCCTGGTGAGCCGTCACGTATGCGTCATCCCAAATACCGATACTGCAACCGGAGGGTAGTTTCTTGTTGATGTAGAGGTAGAACCCGTCTGGGAGGCAGATTTTGTTGCCCGTGAGAAGCGGAGCCAACTCAACCACTGCGCCGAGATTCTGCTCTGCGGTTCCGTGAATGTTCAGGCCGTTCGGCGTGAACTCGTAGGTGAGTCCCTTAACGGTTTTGGAGCCGGAAGTGGGCATCTTCACGAGGTTCTGGCCGGAGACGAGTAGCTTCTTAGGGAACGCGCCCTCGCCGCTCATGGTCGCTTTGAGGGGCTTGTTGGATACGCCTCTGAGAATATTGCCGTCGAGCTTAACGGTTGGAATGCTTGCCGACGCTCCGAAGATGGCATCGTCCATCGCATTCAGCTTTGCGGCAGTGATCGTCTGACCATCCGCCCAATTCTGCTTATTGTAGGCCATTATAATACCGCCTTTCCGACAATGGCCTTGCCAACGATATTCGTAGTGTCACCACCAACGGGCGGGCGTGCGGTAACGGTCACGCTCACCGTATCCGTATGACCGCCGTCGTTCGTTCGAACGGTCACAGTCACTGGGTCGGTAGTGGGAGCGACTCCCGTAATGGTCGTGCCTTCAGCAGTGACCTTACCGGGGTCGGAGGATTCGATGCGGTATGTCTTATCCGTAGCGTCCGGCGGGTTCACCGTGACCGTAATCTGCTGGCTATCACCCTCGGTCAAGGAGAGCGAGTCCGGTTCGACGGTCACGCCGGTGACGTGAACGGTCTGGTCGATGACGGTCATCATGGTATAGATCTCACCAGGAAGAGGCAACGTCGGTTCATTGGATTCGTCACCGTAGAGCTTCTTCTCCAACACGGCAAGCTTGGCGGGATCGACCTTGGTCGAATCGATCGTGATAGTGGCCACGGGCTTGAGCTCCGGATGGCCTTCCACGGAGACCGGGTCGGCGCTGATCTCCCAGCTCAGCGTAATCGCCTCGGGGGAATCGTTAATGGTCTCGTACGACTTCTCAGACGGGGAAGCGGTGACGCCATACACCAGATGAAGCTTGTAACCAGCCGCACTGGAGACGTCATTACCGATCTGAGTGCGGTACGAGAAGCCGAACTTGACGCGGCTCTGCTGGCTGAAATTCACGCCCGGGGCATTTTCATCGACATAGCCACCATCGCACGGAATGAACTCATCCGGATAGGTATAGGCCTCAATGGTCGCACCAAAGGTCTCCGCGGAACGAAGCGAAGCGTATTTGATGTTATCGGCGTACATGTCGTTGGCCTCTGCACCATCCGGGGATTCGGAGACCGAGATCAGACCATTCCAGGCCACGCCGTTTTCATAGACACCACCATCGGTCATTGGATACAGTACACCATGATCGGTACCCATTTCATACTGACGCTTGCCGGTATCATCCCAAATAAGAGCTGTCATAATGATTCCTTTCAATAATAGGTCATTTTAGCTCCTTAGAAATAGCAATTGAACACGTCATGATGAAGATTGTCGCTCACGAAATGCCGATCCATCGTGCACATCGGAAGCTCAGCGATCTTCGCCGGTATCGGACTGTCCGGATTTCTATCGATCACGGTGATCTGATACCGGAGTTTGAAAATATACGGATTGTTATCCGCGAATTGCGTATCGCCGGTGTCCCGTTCATACACAATACACGGATACTTCATCTGGATATTCGACGGGGGCTGAAAATATACATGACCGGTCGCATAGGATGGATCGGTATCGGTCATGATCCCCACCAGAATATCATGGAGTTGCAGCCTCGTTCCCATCGTTGTATACGCCTCCAAGGGTAAGGATGAGACGGGGCCGCTGGACCTCGACATTAGTGATGATCCAGCGGGTCCCCATCCACCATACGTACTTCATATCGAAGAAATGGTCATAGGCATATGCGTCGGCGAGGATCGAGATCGTATTGTTTGCGAGAATATCCATGTTGACGGAGTCGGAACCCTCAAGACGACGGGTGTTCCTTGTCACATCACCATAATATGTCCGCTCATTGATCCGATCCTCGTAGACGCCGGGCGAGGTCTCCACCTGTTGACGGGAATATCCTATCTTTCCGCAGAACCTCGCCATGGCCGTGTCACTCCTTTGGCTCCAAGGTAAGACCCTTCAGAGAATACTTGACCGTGGTCGTTCCAGTGGAATCGGTGGATACCACCTCGATGCTCTGAGTGTTAGGATTGGTCACGCGGAAGACGCAGAAGGCATCACCATCCGTCAACGTCACCGGTCCCTTCTTTCCGCCCTTGAGCTCGACCGTGAACGTCGTCGGATCGGTATCGCCGAGCCAATTGTCCGAGAAATCAAGTGCAAGGTAATTACCTTCCTGCTCGGTTGGCTCGGAGCTATTGAATTCGGTATATCTGGTCACGTAATGGAGCGTGCCATCGATCTTCCGATTGGTGTTGATGACAACATCATCCTGAAGATCGGAGACCTTCTTACCATACTTTGTCTCGGTGCCCGCTACAGGCTCGACCAGAACGGTCGGACCCGACGGGCTCACGCTTTTGGGTGGGTCAGCACAACGGCGGACTTCGGCATGGTCAGCGCACCGGAGAGACGAGCCTCGATGAGGTACTTATGCTGGTTGTAGTCGATGTCGAAGTCGGAGAACTGGGTCAGCTCGCCGCCACGATCGGTACCGATGGTGTAGTCGCGCAGATTCACCATGACACCATCAACAACCTTGCTCTCCTCGGTCATCTCGAAGCCTTCAAGCACGGGGACCTCGACGATGGCGGAAACACCCATGGCGGCCGCCAGCGAGGCGTCGGTGTCGTACAGACGACGGCCGACCTTATCACGCTGCACCATGAGCTCGCCGTGCAGACTCGGGGACAGGAACAGGGTCGGCATACCGGAGCCCATGTAGCCTACCTTCGCCTTACGGGCGCGATCGACGAACGCGGTCGGATCAGTGGCCGGATTGGCACCATCGTTGTAGATAACGTACAGATCATCATCACCGACGATCGGACGGACGTTCTCGGTGTTGACATGATCCTCGGCGGAGGCGGCGCGGCCGTCACCGATGAGAATATCACGGGCCATCTCCTCGCGGATCATGACCTTCATCTCGTTCCACAGGAAGTTGACCACGTTGAAATCAGTGATGTCGATCTCGTCATCACGGTCCAGACGCTGCTTCTTGTAGATCGTCTGCGGGGTGGTCACGCGCTTGTAGACCTTGAACACCTCGTCCATCTTACGCTTGTTGTTCTCGCGGTCAAGCGTAAAGCCCTTCGCACGAGCCTCATCCTCGGTCAGATCCGCGTACGAGGTCTTGATACGGGTGAACGGGGTGTGACGGGTGCCGTTGAGCACGACGTCGACCCAGTCGGTGTCGCGCTTGTACAGGTACGGCTCGTCGCCGACCTGACGTGCATCCGGGAAGAGCACTTCGATGTTCTCGATGCCATAGTTCTGGGCAGCGTGCTGCATCCACTTCTCGGAATAATCACGGAACGAGCCGTAGTCCTTGGCCTCGGTAAGGAATTCCTTCATGTCGTCGTGGGACAGGACCGGAGCTTCATCCTCGGCACCGGCCTGTTCGAAGGCGTTCATATGCATAATATCTCCTTCTTCCTCCGAATGGGAGGCGCTATTGTTGTTCTCTCCGTCACTGTCCTCAGTGTCGGAATCACCCTGCTCCACGGCGAGGCCGATCAGAGCATAGGCGACATTCTTCTGTTCCTCGTTCAGCGTGTCGAAGACATCCTGAACGGTCTCGCCGGAAGACGAATCGTCAGACTCGTCATCGGCATGCGAAATATCGGACTGTGCAACGCTCTCCTCGGCACCACCAATGGCCGCGCCGATAAGAGCATATACAGCGTCCTTCTGCTTGTCGGTAAAAGTGTCCCAGACCTGCTGGACCGTTTTGTCCGACGCTTTCTCGGACGAATCGTCCTCAGTCTTGGCGGTCGACGTTTTGGAATCGTCGGCATGCTGCATGTCATCCTCGCTTTCCTCATCGCCATGCTCAAGCACGATCTCCTCGCCGGAGTAGATCACGGCCTCGTCATCCAGAAGATCCTGCGTGCCATCCGAATGCTGAAGTGTGACATTGTCGATGTAGGCGCCGGGATTGGCGCCGGCAAGGACTAGACTCACCTCGCGGATGTTACCGTGCATGACGTTCTTGTTGCGTTCGGTCAGATGGTTCGCGTAGATCGACAGTGCGGTGATGTCACCGTGCTTGACGAGTTCTTTGGCGTCGCGACCCATCGGTGTGCTGTTAAACGTACCATAGCAGTAGACGCCATCCTCACGGTTCTCCAGTACGGCATGGCCGAGCACGTTATCGATGTCGCTATGGTTGTGCTGGTAGACCAGCGGCACCTTCTGACCGTCCTGATCGGCGAAGGCGTCCTTCAGAATAGTTCGCCCGTCGGAGCAACGGATGTTGTTCCGCGTGGCGTAACCACTGAAATCATACCCCATTTTGACTGTCTCCTTCCATTGGGGTGTTCAGCACATCCTGAATGGAAGGCTGTGCTGAATCTTGGGTTGGTTCTTCTGTGGATTCCGGCTGCTGTGCGGTCACGTCGGTGCCGAGCGGGTTGATGTTGGCGTTGCGCAACTGATCCGCCTGAGGTTCTTCGGAACGGGCGAAACCAAGGACCGAACGGAACTCGTTCGACGACATGATCTCGTTGGACGTGAATGCCGCGGCGATGTTCGCCAGATCGGTGACCGGAACCAACCTGAACGGATCGCGGAAGAACTCGATGCTCTGTCCTTGACTTCGGGCGGTTTTGGTCAGAAAGGTTCGCTTCAGCGCATCACAGATGGCTGAGATCATCGGCTCCAAGGTGCGGTTATGGTAATTGAGCATCTCCTCCTGAGAGGCGGTGCCGTTCACCACGGCCTCGGAAAGGCCGAGCTGACCGTAGAGCTGAGTCGTCAGGTTCTGGATCTGCTGAAGCATGTGATTGTCCAGACTCCGATTGAGCTGGGTGATCTTCTCGGAACCGTCGGTGTACGCAACGCCATAGGCGGAATCCTTGAGCTGATCCTCCAGCTGCTGACGGCGGAGTTCGGCCTGTCGCTTCTTCTCCTCCGTGCGGATCTGGTACGGGAACTGGATGATAAGATCGAGTTTGCCGGACGCGGCCTTGTCGTCAATGGTATCGAGCTGATTGAGCTTTCGGATCAGACGCTGCAAAGTAGAGTTCGGCTCGTTCATCACCTGATAGAGCGGGTTCTGGACGATTGCCACCTTACGCTTCGGCATGACGATCTCTTCGCGCTGTCCGGCATTCGGAGCGTCATTGTATACCGACAGTTTCACGGCCCTCGGATACCACTCGACCACACGACCGACGCGCATGGTCTGAATATCGAACGAATTCGAATTCAGCGGATTCACCGTGGTATCAATCGGCACAATAGCCGCGGCACCATCATCACACATCGTCATAACGACGTCCATGATGAAATCACGGCCTGATTGGTCGATATTGGCCTCGATGTTCAGACACTGATTGAGCCCGTCGTCGATCGTCTCCAGATATTGCTGCGTCGTCTTGTCGATACGGCAATGCCGGATCTCGATGGCGCTCACGTCGATGGCGATGCGATTGTACAGCGAGGATATGATCGATCGGTCGACGCCTCGGGTGAAGACCCGCGCATCAGGACGACGCGCCGAGGAATATCCGACGGACAACTGGAAATCGGAGGACGGATTGACGAACGCGTTCCATGCGTGCGCCAATGCATCGGTAACGACATTCATTAGGCATCACCGACCGATCTGCCTGCGAGCGAAGTCGAATGAATATGACTGTCCGTTCCCACGGGTCCTGCTGGCCGCATAGGCTATTCCGGCTCCGAGGATAATCTTCCCCACATTCATCAACTGCTTCGACACCTCGTTGGCCGCGGTCTGCTTCATCTGGTTGCCAACCTTGTCGATAAACCGATTGCCTTTCTGCTTCTGAGTTGTCGTCAGATTCGAATACTGCTGCTCAAGATTGAGCCGTTCGTTGATCTTGCGGAGCTCGGCATTGGACAGCTTGTTCGGGGACTTCTTGAGAAGGTCTCGACTCTCCGTGTAATCCTCGTTGTCCGATCGGGAACGCTTGGAACTTACTGATCGCTTACGATCCTTGCGGACGCCCCACTTCATGCCTTTGACGCCGAAGTGATAGAGCTCATTCATTGAAACCTCCTTCCCCTTGGATGTTAAGACGCCATTCATACTCCTCGATGTTCTTCCGGATCGATTGCTCAAGGAATGAATTGGTCGGCGGATCGAACTGAAGTCGAACCTTCTGTTGAATATACGGCTTTACGCCAGTAAGAAGTTGATCGTCATCAGTGAATTCGCTCCACGTGTCTTCGATTCCAGTGATCGAATATCCCTCTGAGGGACCAACTCCCAATTGTCTGAGATTGAAGAACGCAGAATTGATGAATACGACAAGATCGTCATCGAAATCGGATGAATCAGGATCCAGCCCAATCGCCTTCTTAATCGACTTAAGAATACTTTCATTCATCACGGTCCTCCAATCCGATAAAAATCTACCATTTTGAAGTTACCTCCATGGACATGTGTCGTTGGGTTTCCGTTCGACCAATGGACGAGCCCGTTCGTCGGTTCCGAAGTGCAGATCGTTGTGCGTCGCCAACGAACAACTAATCAGATTGTCCAGATCGAGCAGTAGATTGTCGCCGTGCTCTATGGAATCAGGAGTCAACGGCTCGATGTGATGTATCATGATCTTCCCGGCGATGGGATGATCGGGGCACCCGAGATCGAAACCATTGTCCCGAGCGATCACCAAATCACGAACATGTTTCCACTCGGGCGATCGATAGAACCGCTGATTCATCCAACGTTCGGAACCGAATGTCGGTCCCCCGACGGATCCGTGACATTGCAGGTAATGGAACCGGTCGAGAAAATCCGAATACCGGATGAGCTCGTGATAGGATCGCGTCACAGACCCATCTTTCGAAGGAACTGGGCGCCACGGGCTACGTTACGGGCCCTGTTGATTGCGTTCGAGGCTTTTTGGGCAATGCTGTTAACCATTTGCTTGGCTTCATCCGGATGGGAAATATAATACGAAGTCGCCACACCTGCTGCGGTCGTCGCGGCGAACGTTACAGCCTTGGTCCCCGCGCGAACCGCCTTCTTCACGCCACGGCCGATTCCGGTCTTAACCGGTTCGACACGATCGGTGGTCTTGCGTTGCCGTTCGGCATCACGACGAGCCTTGCCCATATCCTGTTTTGAGTACTCTTCGTCAAAGGCCTTCTTGTAGGTTGGATCTTTTGAACGCTGCTTGACCACGGAATTAATGTTGCGTCGGCGAACTCCGGCGCCTTCGCCATAATACATCTTGGATCGAGCGGTCTCCTGAGCGTCCTTCCTCGCCTGTTTACGTGTATTACGCTCGGCTCGTCGAACACCCCACTTCATGCCTTTTACGCCGAAATGATAAAGTTCATCGGTCATGATTATTCCTACCTTGATGTTACAGTATTGACAATAATCTTATTACCAATCGCCTTCAAAGCTTCGTTCGCCGGAGAAGCCCAGGAATATCCAGCCCCATACCGAGCCCTCAGATAATTCATATACGGAGCACTATGCCCGATGGCGCTCTTCAGCGTCCCGACACTGGCTTTCATGATGGCTCGACCCTCCGGAGTCGAAGCCACAGTCAGACCTCCAGCTGCAAGCGAAGCCACAGACGTCTTCGCGGCTAGACTGATCATCTCGGTAGTCGCTGCGCGAAAATGCGACTGCCCTTTGTTCATACGGCGATTGATGCGCTTGACACCCTTCTTGCCATAACTTGCCCGATCCGTTATACGCTGTCTGGAAGTGTAATCAGCATTCGGCTTGTTAAGCTGCGCCTTACTGGGCTTGTCACGTTTCTTGCGGACGCCCCACTTCATGCCTTTGATGCCGAAGTGATAAAGTTCGTTTTCCATGTGATTTATCTCTTCTTTGACTTCTGGTTGCTTGAAAGGAGGGAACGGTATGCAACCTGATCGGCAATCCCCAGTCCGAGATTTGCAGATTGCATGCCAAGAGCGATCGTATTACTTAGACCTATCCATCGAAAACCTCCAGCGCTGTCGAGAATGGAGTTAACAGCCGCGTGTCCGAGTCCAATGAGAACGCTGTCCGCAATACGATTACCGGCCATTGCTACTCTCGATCGAACCTGACCAGCTTTGTTAACGAAATTAGAGGTAGCCCTATCAGATCGTAGTTTAGAAACTGAGGCGTTCTTGCGAAGGGTATCCGTCGAGATCTTGCGCTTCTTTCGGACACCCCCACTTCATGCCCTTTACGCCGAAGTGATAGAGCTCATCGCTATGATTCATCGAAGTTCTCCTATTCTCTGGAAGCATGTCCTCGGCTTCAAGTTGCTTATCGGAAAAATCCACCATTTTGAATCTCCAATCAGTCGAAGAGGTCGCGATTGTTCTTGTATGCGACGAATGCGTCCATCATGGCCGCAACGGCGTCGATCTTGTCCTCGCGCTTAGCCTTGTACAGCTTCTTGTTATTGTTCGTGTCCTGAAGGACGATGCAGTTACCCATGGTGAACGACATGAGTTCCTCGTCGAAGAGCAGACGACGATCCTCGGCCAGCTTCTTCAATTCGCCCAATGGAACGGATTCGGTCTTGGCACCCTGAATCACTTTCTCGATGCCGAACTCGCCGTAATCCATGGTATACCGCGCGACGAAGTCCTTGGCGTTGTACGGATCGTAACCGAGGCATCGCACATCATACTCCGACTCGGTGATGTACTTGTCGAGATCCTCATACACCTGCACCATATCGAGCACCGTACCATCCATGACGAACAATGATCCTTCATTCAGGAAATTCTCGTACTTCTGACGAGCCGCCGAAGGAAGATGCTGCATGGTATAGGCTGAAATATAGTTCCTCGTCTTGACGCCGAATGTCTCGTCGGACAGGGGAAACAGGAACGTGAACGAGCAGAAGTCGTCGCCTTGGGACAAATCGGCACCGAGCGCACACGGCATGCCCCAGAAGTCCTTCTTCCGATGGGGAAGCGTCTCCTCGAAGGTGAAGAAGTAGGTGTAGCCCTCCATCGGGATGCCGAATCGCTTCGCCAGAATATCGTTGCGGGTGGCGGGAGCCTTCTCGGCGCGTTCGACGTCGAGCTGATAGGTTTCATAGGTAACCGTTTGCCCAAGATTGGGATTTGCCTTGATCCACATGTCCGGATTGGAGACTTCCTTGACATCGTCAAGCCGATAATAGAATATGGAAACATGAGGATTGACGTATTCTCCTTTGAGAATGTCCATCAACTCCATTTTGATGGTATCGCCGACCGAGTTTCGGACGGTGCCCTCGGAAGAGGTGGCCACGATGAGATAGTCGTCCAGCTTTGACGCGCCCTGTTCGATGGCGCCGATCACATCCTCGCGAATATCACCGGACAACCATTCATCAACGGTCGATACCTTGGGACGAAGGCCCTGGAGCTTGTCAATTGACATCGGACGAACCTTAAGAAGTGAACCTGTGAGGAAATTCTCTACACCCTTCTTGGTCGAGGCGAGCTTGGCCTGAGTAGATTTCGGTCCGTTACCGGGAAGCGAGCCTTCGGAAAGGAACTTGATGAGTGGACCGGGAGATCGAATGATTGCAGTACGGAATGGTATCATGGTTTCCTCGGCCTGTTTCATGGTTGGGGCCACAACGATCTGCGAAGTCGTCGATGTATCCATGATAAGGAAATATGCCTGGATGAATTCGGCGAACATGGTCTTGGCGGCGCCACGGGCGACGATCAAATATAGTTTGTTGATCAGACGTTTGCAGATCCGACGATTCTCGTATCGACCCGGACCTCCATGAGGATTCGGAATATAGACCGATCGTTCGACAAAGTAGTACCAACCAAATATCTGCTCGCCCCAGAGTTTGAAACTATCGAGAAGATGAACCGGAGATCCGTCGGTTAGGGTGAGTTCCTTCTCGCAGAACTTAACCCATCCCTCGACCTTGTCGGCGTCATAGTAGATCCCTGGATTACGAATGAGATCGTCGATGCGGTTCATCTCCATCTCGATCTCATGGCATACCGGGATCTCTCCGGCCATGACCCTATCACGGAACTGACCGTAATACTTCGGAACGGCTGTGTTTGACAGGGTCATGGTTCGCCTCCTTTATTCATTATATCGCCGACTTGTCGTCGGTCCTGATTGATACTGATAACGAGATCCGAGCCCGTTGGATCCGTAGGCGCGATTAACATCATTATGAAGATCGAAGAAGCACAGTTGACCGATCCTCATTCCTGGAACTATGCGGATCGGATGATTGTTGAGGTTTTTAATCTCAAGCGTGATGTCACCGGCAAACCCCGGATCGATGAATCCGGCGGTGACATGGGTCGCAAGACCGAGACGGCCAAGCGACGACTTGCCTTCGAAGCGCGCGGCGATGTTCTTCGGGATCGTCACTCCCTCGTTTGTCGAACCAAGAATGAATTCATTTGGATCGAGAACGAAACCGTCATCGTTCATGGTGAAACGAATATACTCCAGATTATGGAGCGTGCAATCCATGGCGTTGATCTCACCACGACCGAAATATCGTACGATGCTCTTAGAGAGTGTGACGTCATAACTGCATGGCTGAAGCTGGGACTCATCGAATGGCGTAATCATATGCCGGGTAATACAAAGATCTTTAATTTCGGTATCGTTAAGCATAAACCGTCCGATCTCTCATCTTCAGAATTTCATTATTGGACAATGTGCTCTCGGGATGTCGCTTGCGATAGTTTTCAACGAACTTTGTCTCATTGGATCGCTTAACAAGTTTCATCGCTCCTATGGAAGTCGCAAATGCGGCTCCAATAGGACCGTATTGGTTTGCCAATGTGTGAGCAGCGATCTTTCCCTGCTCTTTAGCGAACATGGAATCGATATGATCGTTCCCGAGCTTCGTGAATCCCTCGACATTGATCTTGTCGGTATCGAATACGATTAATGGATTCTTTGCAAAGTATCCGGAATTCTCTTTATCGTTCACATCGCGGATCGCACCATATCCGGCCTTCTTCATAGCCGAATAGAATTTATCATTGATCGGCTGTTGCTCCTTGGTATGAAGAACAAGCGTGGTGTTAAATGCCTTATAGGTATTATCGCCGATCTTTCCGGAATCAAGTTCCTGTTTAGCCTTACGCCAAAGTTTTCCTTGCTTCGTTGTAGGAGGAACCGCGGATGCCATCGCGTCTATGTTCTTCTTAAAAACATCGAAAGATTGCTTATCAGTGTCGAACATATTCTTAAGAACCTTTCGAGCGGATTCAGGGGAGGCAACATTAATATCTCCTGCGGCTCGCATGGCCTTACGATACACGGGTCCATTCGCACCAAGTGTCTTGCCATAAAGACCTTCATACCGATCTTTGTCGTGCTTGTTGACGAAGCCATAAAACGCCCTATTGGTCGGTTCCGATCCGTTGTTCGTCAAACGACCGATCTCACTTCCCTTTTCGAATACCCGATCGGTGACTTTATCGTAATGCTTGTACGCAACATAGGCCGCTGCGGATGCTAAAGCAATACCTCCGGCAACCTTAAGGATTGTTTCTGTCTTAGCTCGATTATAAGCTTTGATCTCGGCCTCGTCCTTGGCGAACCCTTGATCGATGTATTTCTTTTCGAGATCCTGCTGACGCTTTGACTTTTTCTTCTGGTTTTCAAGTTTCAGTCGAGTCTTTGCATCTTCGAACTCTCGGCGAGAGTATTCGGCTTTAACCATGTTCGATGTCGTGGAATGCTTTTTGGCGGTCTTTCGATCAGACAGCATCTTATCGCGCTTCTTACCGAGCGAGGTAAGCGATCCATCTTCGTTCTGATACCTTCGAACACCCCACTTCATGCCTTTGACGCCGAAATGGTATAATTCATCGTCCATCAGATACCTCACCTTCTCCTGTGTTTCCGGAATACGAACGGAATGCCTCTAAAGCATTGTCCATGAGCTCCTGGAGCTGACCAGATTTGTTCAGCGCATCCTTCTTGGCCTGAAGCATAGCCGTCTCATACCTGATCTTCTCCTCTTCAAGCTTGTTTCGAGTCGAAGCGAGCTTGAGATAATGCACGATGACCTGAGATGAAGCCGTCCCCTCGCGAAGTTGCTGCTCGGCAAGGTTGACGGCGAGCGAAATCATCTGATTCTCGCGTTCCTCCGGATTGGAAGCGGGCGAGAACTGAGGGGAAGACGATCCATCGAGCTTCTTACGTCGCCCCATGAAAAATCGCCTCCAGTTCTGTAATGGTTTCAAAGAGTTCTGATGGGTTTGGTTCTCCAAAAGAGAGCACCGAATGGTTGTCCCTAATATCGAAAGGAGTTTCCTCCGGTTTTAACAACCGCCATGAGCGAGGAATTTTGCTTCGGACCCAAGCGGCGCTCCCATTTGAAGCCCCAAAACACGTGGTCTGGGTAATCGACTTCTCGAAAAATATCCCGTCGGGGAAAAATCGAGG